CCTGCCGGCGCGGAGGCGAAGCTTCCAATTCTTGAAGCGGGAGCGACATCATGAGAATAGACAAAATCTCAATCTACGGGTTTACAACGTTCCGGGAGCCGCAGACGCTTGATCTTGCGGCTCTCGGGCCCGGGATCATCGCTATTTCTGGTCCGAATGGTTCTGGAAAAACTACGGCGTTGGAATGCATACCTGCCGCAATCTATAGAACGACACCGAGCCGCGGTTCAATCGTTACGATGGCCACGGCCAAGGACGCCTATATCGAGCTCATCGGAGAGAACGATCAGCCCTTCACCATCCGCCTCGATTGCGATTCACACTCGGGGCGGCAAGAAGCCGTAATCCGCAATGGCAGCGGGGATCCCCTGGCCGGGCCTAAAGTCCGGGATTTCGACGCCTATGTCGCGCAGCATTTCCCGCCGCTTGAGGTCTATCTGGCCTCGTTCTTCGCCTCGCAGACGGGAATGGGATCTGTCCTCAAGATGAGCCGCAGCGACCGCCGCTCGCTCTTCGGGAGGCTTCTCGGCCTGGAGCGGCTGGAGCAGATGGCTACGGCGGCGCGGGAGAGGGCCAGGGCGGCTGAGACGGAAATAGCCGCCGCCCGGGCCGCCCTTGAGGCCATACGGTCCGGGGCGGAGGATATCCCGGCGCTCGAGGATTCGCTTCGGACCGCCAAAGAGAAGGAGGCCGCGGCCGCGGAGGCCTCGCGCAAGGCTGCCGCAAAGCTCCGGGACATCACGGCGGAACGTGACCGGCTGTCCGCGGCGGTTGTCGAGGCTGAGCGCGCGGAAAAGGCCGCGAAGGAGGCCGAGCGACGGGCCGAGGCGGCCAAGGAGTCCGTCGCCCGGCTCGAGGTCCGGATCCGGGCTTTCAAGCCCCTGCTGGTCCAGGCCGCCGAGATCCGCGCGGCCGGTGCGAAGCTCAAGGAACTTACGGCCGAGATGGAGCGGATCCGCGCGGCCGGTGAAACGGTTTCCTTGAAATCGAACGAAGCACAAGCCGAGCTCGCCTCGAAGGGGCGCGCCGTGGAGTCAGCGAGGTACGCGCAGCTCCGGGCGGCCGACGTCCGGAACGACGCCGAGATGAAGGCCCAGGAGGCGAGGCGAAGGCTCGCTGCCGCGGAGAATTCTACGGCGGCCGTGCCCTGCTCCGGCACCCTCGAGGATACGGTTCGCGCTGCCTGCCCGGCGCTCGTCGGTCATTTCCGGAGCCGCGATGAGGCGGCCCGGGCGCTCGACGCCTACGCCAAGAAAAAAGAGGAGCTCGCGGCCGCGGTCGTGTCGACCACAGAGGCGCTGAAAAAAGCGGAGGCCGTTTACGCGGAAGCGAGCCAGGCGCTCGAGCGGGTCAGCGCGGAGCTCGGCGCGCAGCGGCAGAAGTACAAGGAGATCCGCGATCGGGTCGAGCGGCTCAAGGCGAGCGACATGACGGCGGAGCTCGACCGCGCCGAGGCTGAGACGTCGGGGCTTCAGGCCGCCCTCGAGACGGCCCATAAGTCAGCGACCGAGGCCGAAGCGGAAGCGGCGAGGCTCAGGGACGCTATTCCCGCGGTGGATTCGCAGGAAATTCAGGCCGCCCAGGAGGAGGTCGACGACGTCGCCTTCAAGCATGAGCATGCACTCCAGGAATCAAGAGATGCGGCCGCTCAGATCGCGCGGACAGAGGAGCAGCTTCGGGCGGCCAGAGAGGCGCACGTGAAGGCGCAGGCCCTGGTTGCGCGCCTGGCGCCGATCGAGGCGGACCTCGCCGAATGGCGCTGGCTCGGCCGCGGGCTCGGCCGCGAGGGCGTCCAGGCGCTCGAGCTCGACGCCGCCGGCCCGCAGGTTTCCAACCTGGCCAACGAACTCCTGGCGGCGGCTTACGGATCCCGCTTTGCGATACGGCTCGAGACCCAGGCCGCCAAGGCCGACGGCAAGGGCGTCAAGGAGACGTTCGACGTCATCGTCGTCGACACGGAGCGCGGCCGGGAGGGGAACGGCGAGGACCTCAGCGGCGGCGAGAAGGTCATCGTGGGCGAGGCCCTGGGCCTCGGAGTCGCGCTCTTTCACACCCAGGCCGCAGGCGTGAGCCTTGGCACATGCATCCGCGATGAAACCGTGGGCGCCTTGGATCCAGATAACGCCCAACACTATATCGCCATGTTGAAAGGATTCCTCCGGATCGGCCTCGTCCACCAACTTCTTTACGTGGCCCATAACCCGGAGCTCGTCCAGATGGCGGACGCGGTGGTCTATGTCGATAACGGTCGAATCGAGGTGAAATGATGAGTGCATCCCATCCCAAAGGCGACCTCATGATCTGGTGCCCGAAATGTGGCGCGTTTTCTTGGCACTCTGCCATAGACGCCCAGTGGATGAAGTGCCTGGGCTGTGGCGACCTCCATGACCTTGCCGACCCAGGGACGCAGGTTGGCGAGATTGCGGGCAAGGGAAGACGAGAGCGGAGAGTTTGAACATGCGGGGCCGGGCCGGTCTTTTCTTTGGGTATTCCCCCCACCCTCCTTTCAACGAGTCCGGCCCCTCTTTCACAAAGGACTAATATGGGATTCACCAAGTTAGACGAACACATCCTGCAATCCTCCATCATGGCCGAGTCCGCCGTCACCTTCAAGATATGGATCACCCTGCTGGCCGCCTGTGAATCGAATGGCATCGCCTATGTGTCGGCAGTATATCTGTCGTCAATCTGTCACCTGCCCCAATCACGGGTTGAAGCCGCCATTGAACGCCTGGAAGGTCCTGATCCGCACTCGCGGTCTCTGGCTGATGACGGCCGACGCATACGCCGTGTCGATGGCGGGTACGAAATAATCAACTATGCAGTCTATCGGGATATGTCTTTGAAGGATGCTGAAGCTGAAAGAAAGAGGCTTTACAGGCAGAGAAGCAAAAATGTCCGGACAGGTTCGGACGCTGTCCGGACTTTCTCTGCTTCTGTATCTGCTTCTGTATCTGCTTCTGAAGATAAGAAAAATGAGACCATCCGCCTATTTGAGGAATTCTGGATTGCTTATCCAAGAGAAGGACGGTTTCATAAAAAGGCGTGCCTTCAGCGGTTCGCTGAGTTAGTCAAGGCCGGGCACTTGGCCGAGCTCAAGGCTGGGTTCGCCGGATACCTGGATCACCTCAAGGACGAGAAGCTCAATAAGGGTTTTGATAAACGCCCGATGCACGTCATGACATTCCTCAACAAGGAAAGGTTCAAGACGTACAAAGATTTTAAATACGAGGCGAGGCTTTAGATGTGTGAAACCTGCCACGGTGACGGCCTCTATCTCAAGGGCAACAACGCCGTTTTCTGCGAATGTCCCGAGGGCCGCCGGCGCAAGTCGGCCTGGATGCTGGCCTGCGAGATGGTGCAGGAAGAAGCCAGGAAGGATCGGGCGAAACGATGGCGGCGCAAGGCAAAGCCGGTCCACGATTATAAGGCAGAGGCGGGAGGAGAGCGGGAACCGGGGGAGGACGACGTTCCCTTTTAGGAAGAAATCATGCCTATAAAAAATTACACGTCAGGCGTCCCGGTTGAAAAGACGATCCTCAGAATAGAAATGGCTCTCATCCAAGGTGGGGCCATCGGGATCATGAAGGACTATTCGGATCAGAGAATCGATAGCATCTCCTTCTCGATCCCATCCCTGGAAAAAAGACTCGTCTCTATTCGTCTTCCGGCTAATGTTGATGCCGTATACGACGTGCTCTTTGCGGCCATGAAGAGACCCCGGGCCGAAACTCTCAAGCGGCTCCGTGATCAAGCCGAGCGCACGGCTTGGAAGCTCGTCCAGGATTGGGTCGAAATCCAGATGGCCATGATAAAGATGCAACAGGTTGAATTCATACAAGTATTTTTGCCTTACATTTGGGATGGGAAGCAAACCTTCTATGCCTCTCTTAAAGAAGGGGGTTTCAAGCAACTCACAGAGGGCAAGCCGGGGAGGGATCGGGAGCGATGAGAAAAGAAATCGCCATAAGGCTCAGAGAGGAGGCCGAGCGCGTGGCCAGGGAATACTCGAATCCTAATCGGGAGTATGGGAACGGTGAGGTCTTCGAGGTCGATGAGATTTTGGCGCTCTCCGAGTTCACGGCTGCGGTCATCTTCAAGAAGAGCTCTGAGAAAAAGGCTGTCGCTTTTTTCTTTGTCATCAAGGGCGAGCAATGGCGCTATTTCTTTCCGTCCGACTCCCACCTCGTCGGGATGGAGGCGTTCCCGGAGATCAAGAAGCGGATCGAAATCGAGAATTTTAGGAGGAACTAAATGAAAGGACAAGCGTGCGAATTCCGGGAGATCCCGCTGGCGGAGATCTCGGCAAATCCGCAGAATCCGAGGAAGCAATTTTTCGGTCCTGTATTTGACGAGCTCGTAGCATCAGTCAAAGAAAAAGGCGTCATCGAGCCGATTATTGTCAGGCCGAGGAAAAGCGGAAAAATGGTTTATGAGACCGTTGCCGGCGAGAGGCGCTGTCGGGCCGCGATATCGTGCGGCCACGCGACCATCCCGGCGATCGTCCGAGAGCTCACCGACGAGCAGGCCTTCGACTTCATGCTGATCGAGAACCTGCAGCGCGAGGACCTGACGGAGGCCGAGGAGGCGCAGAGCTTCCAGTCCTATGTCGGGAGGCACGGGGAACAAGGCGTCAAGGAGCTCGCCGGGAGGACCGGGATCTCGCCGCGGTACATCCGCCGGCGGATGGCGGTGCTTCATCTTCCCGAATACGTCCTCGAGGGCTGGAGGACGGGCAAACTCAAGTACGGGCACCTCGAGCAGCTCCTCCGGGTCAAGGACGCGCCGGCCAAAGTAAAGGAGCTCTTCAGGCTCGCCGCCGTCCAGGAGGACCGCTGGACGAACCCGGCCACGGTGGAGGAGCTCAAACGGCGGATCGACAGCGACTCGCCCGGGCTCGGGCTGGCCTATTTCCCGATCACGCCGGAGGGCTGCGGGGCCTGCCCGAAGAACTCCATGGTCCAGCGGGACCTCTTCGGGATCGACGACGCGCAGAAGTCGCGGTGCCTCGACCCGGCCTGCTTCAAGAAGAGGCAGAACGACTGGCTCCTCGCGCACTGGAAGGAGTCGCCGCCCGGGAAGAAGTACGGGACGACGGGATTCAGGTTCCGGGACAAGGTCGGCTACAACGATCATGAGACGGTCCGCCACCATTTCCCGCCGGACGAGAAATGCAAGGCCTGCCCACATTTTCTGACGATTATCGAGGTGACCGGCGAAGTCTGCCAAGGCGACGAGCAGGAGTGCTTCGACAAGGCCTGCCTGCGGTCGCGGACGGCGAAGACGAGGGGCGAGGCGACCTCGAAGGAGAAGAGGGACGGGAAGTCCGGGGAACCGCGATTCGCCTGGCACGGCGAATATTTCAGGGATCTGTTCCTGAAGCGCCGGATCCCGGAGGTCGTCGGATCGCTCGAGCCGGACGGCGAAAAGGCGCGGACGCTGCTCCTGGCGATGGCCGTCCACGAGAACATGGGCGTTAGGGACGTCGTCCAGAAAAGGCTCGGGATGAAGGACTGGGCGGGGGAGGAGGCAATCATCAAAAAGATGCTCGCCCTCCCCTACGGGAAGCTCAAGGGCCTGATGCTCGAGTCGGTGAGCGAGGCAATCCTCCAGGGCGGCTCCAAACCGTTCGCATCGGGATACTCGGACGGATTCGGTCTCGAGGAGAGACTCGCGGTCTCGATGTTCCTGGGGATCGATCTCTCGAAAGAGTGGACGGTCGACGAGGAATACCTAAGCAAGAAAACCCGGGCCGAGTGCCTCGCCTTCATCAAGAAATTTAATCTCCATCGGGACGGCAATTTCCGGATGTATATCCAGAAAACATTCAATGGTCGCGACGTCGGGAAGCTCAAGAAGGGCGAGCTCGTGGACCTGGTCCTCAAGTCGGGCGTGCCCTTAACTGGGAAAGTCCCCGATGAGATTCTGAAGGAGATCAAATGAAAACCCAGCGAAAAACGCGCAAGGTTCAACATTGTGTCATCTGCAGCTGCACGGAGAAAAGGCCCTGCATGGGAGGGTGCTATTGGGTGACGTTCAACATCTGCAGCCAGTGCTACGAACTCGTCGAGCTGAGGCGTAGGCTCCAGGCCGCGAAGCTGAGGCAGCCTGACGCGTATTCGATTATCGGCGCCGTGTCCGGCTTCGGAGAAAAACGGGTGAGGGAGATAGCTGAAAATGCCGAACCGACATTCGCCGAAAAGACCACGTTGCTCAACCTGTCGGAAGGATAGGAATGGAGGAAGAGTGATGCAGCCAATAAATTTCGATCAGGCAAATAGAGTTTTTACTAAACCGGCGAGCATGTCCGATGATGAGTGCAATCCCCTCTCGGTATTTTCTGACGGGACCCATTTGATTTCCTGCTGGCGGCCCTCACTCAAAGAAAGGCTCGCCGTTTTATTCCGACGTAAGGTATGGCTCTGGATTTTCGGCCAGTCGCAGCCACCGGTCGCATTAGGAACTAAATCGCCATTTAGCAAGGAGGATAGATGAAAGAAAAAGAGTGCAAGGTCTGCGAGGGGCGCGGCCAGGTCCCGGTCGACGAGGCTGTCGAGAAGGGAGGAACCAAGATGAGACCTATCATCCGAGTCATCCGAGTCTTTCTTGCCGGTTTTCTCTGCGTCGGGGTCCTGGTCGTGATCGCCTTCCTCATCGTCGTCGATATCATCGATGGCATCAGCCGCCACGAGGACCGCCGGCAGACGAAGGACGTGATCGTCCAGGATCTGCCAAGTCCGAAACTGAGCGAAAGGGATTGAAAGATGGAGATCGGGTTCATCCTCGTCGGGTTGATAATCCTGGCCCTGGCTGCTGTCGGCTGGGTATGCTGCGCGGCCGCTGGAAGAGGGGATGAAATACTTGGGCGATTCTTTCCCGGAATAAACGAAGGAGGGGACGCATGACGCTTGAAGAAATAAAACGCGGGGTGATCGAGGAAATCCACCGGGCTCAGGATAAGTTTCCATGGTGGCCGATGGACGTCGTCCATGCCGCAGCGATCGTCGTCGAAGAGGCGGGGGAACTGCAAAGGGCAGCCCTGCAGTTCTGCTATGAAGACGGCGACGGAGAGCTGATCAAGAAAGAAGCCCTGCAGGTGGCGGCGATGGCCTATCGCCTGCTTTTCTACATCGAGGAATATCGACCCGGAGGATCCGGGAGATTCTGTGATTGAAGGAGGTGACGTTCATGAGAAAACGTCTTTTTCTATTCTTGGCAGTCGTTCTGCTCTTGGCGCTGCCGGTGATGGCGCAAACCACGGAGGGCCCGTCCGTCGACCCGACGACCCTTGAGGCGATCCTGGTCATCGTCTCCGGGGTGATCGTCAGCATGGTCACTCAGGTCTTGAAAAAAGTCCTGGGATGGACGGGGGCGCTGGCCCGGGTGCTCGATGGAGGGATCGGAATCGTCGTTGTGGCGGTTTATTTTCTATTCCTTAATCCGCCTTTCGATATGTTCCGATTCATTCTCTACGCCCTTGTCATTTTCGGCGAATCGAGCGGCTTTTACCACCTGGTCAAGCGAACTGCCTGACCATGAGCATGGGGAGCGGGCGGCAAGGAGCTGTCCGCTCCCTGCAAGGAGAGGAAGGAGAGGATGAGCGAATACACGGCAGGCAGTCTCCGTGAGCTGAGGCTTCAAGCCGGGCTGACACAAAAAGAATTAGCCAAGCGGAGCGGGATCCGTCAGAGCACCATTTGGCGTATCGAACAAGGAAAATCGAAGCCCAGGGAGTTGACCTGGCGGAGCCTGCTGAAGGCGCTCTCCGGCGATCGCGCAGACGAGGAGCAGCCTGCCCAGGAAAAAGAACCAGCGTCCGATTTCTTCGGCGAGGTCCTTCTCCGCGATGAATTCTTCCGCAGGCTCAAGATGAAAATGAGCGGATCCGTGGCCGCCATGCTCAACGACGTCCTCGTCGCCAAGCTCATCGAGGCGGCGGAGTTCTTCTCGCGGAACAAGTACTATCCGGGCGACTTCTCAACGGCCATGGAAATCCTGGGCGGACTTCTGAGAGCAAGACGAAGGGAACAGATCGGGGGCTGTGACGTTAAGGTGCCAGGGTTGAAAAGGAAGTACAAAGTTAGACTCCCGGTCGCAAAAAGAAAATGCCGGAAGAAGCGATAAAGAATTGGAGGATAAGTGGCTTGCTTAAAGTTCTACGTCATTAGCTGTTCATCTGACAACATTAAACTCGATGCCCGCAACCTCTACGTGTGGGGAGAGATGGGCGCGGCCCGATGGTTTCCTGGTTCCCCGCGTGAAGCCACCCGACGTATTTGCGAATGCCGGAAAAAGACAGGATGCAAATCCTGTGATGCAGAGATTCACCGTGTCTGTATCCAAAGGAAAGCCCCGACTATTAACTCATAGAATAATTCCCGCCTTCCGAAGATTTTTCAAATCTTTTTGACTTAGCCCTCCTTCAATCATCATTCTATCCTCAGCATGGGTGACGTCCTGAAATCTGCCTACCTCCGCGCCAAGGCGGTGGAATACCTCCAGCGATTTATCGGCTTGCCCTATCTGTGGGGAGGCGATGACCCGATGAGTGGCTTTGACTGTTCTGGCCTCATCGTCGAGATTCTCCAAGCCGTCGGCGTCCTGCCTCATGGCTCAGATTTCACCGCAGATGCGCTCTACGAAAAATTCCAAGCCAAGGCAATCGACCGCGGCTACGCGGCTTGCCTCGTCTTCTGGTACTCCGGAGACAAGGTCATCCACGTCGAGATGATGGTCGATGATTTTCATACCGTCGGGGCCTCCGGAGGCGGGTCCACCACAACCGATTTGGCGGCGGCAATTGACCGCAACGCCTTCATAAAGATGAGGCCCCTTTCCTATCGCGGGCCGAATTACCTGATTGTCGATGCCTTCAAGACGGAATAACCATGACCGACCTTCTCGCCATCATCAAACTGCTCGACGAGATTATCAAGATGGAGAAGAAGGTCGAAACGCTCATCGCTTCCGAAGCTGATAAAAAACGGAGGAAAAAACTTGAGAAGGCTTTCCAGGATCGTGACCGGGCTACTGTTGCTGACGTGCTTTTTAACGTATAGCCTCAGCCTCACGTCCTGCTCTTCATACGCCCCGAATTTATGGACGGGCTATGACATCTTAAATCCGAGTGAGGAAGTGAAGAAAAACCCCCTCGCCTTCGACGCCGACGGGAATGCGATCGTAAATAAGGCGTTCATCACATGGGTTTACGAACTCAAGGAGGAGGTTAAGAAATTGCGCAAAGAGCTGAGGAAGAAATGATCCAGGACAAGCTCCCCGAGATAAGCCTCAAGGTCCTTGAAGTCCCAGCTTATGGCATATTTGTACTTCTGGTATTAGACAGGGTGCTTGCCTGGACGCTTAAGTGGCGAGAGAGAAAGTCGGGCTGTAATGGCAAGGATGCGAAGAATCCGGTCTGCATGGCTTCGGTCCCCTGGGCGCTCCACGACAAGACGACGCAGGAGCTTAAGGCCTGCGCAGAAAAGACGGTCGAGTTGCAGGGGAAGACCATGACCGCGCTCCATCGGCTGGCCGATGCCGGCGAGGCGCAGGCGACGGCAATCCGGGGCCTGGGGGAGAAGCTCGCCAAGCCGCCATGAATATCATCACCGTCCCGACCTCCAAAGTCGTCCCCTGGGAGAAGAACCCGCGCGGGGTAAAGGCGGATGATTTCGAGCGGCTGAAGCGGCAGATTCTCGAGCTCGGCGTCTATAAGCCCCTGGTCTGTTTCCAGAAGAACGGAAAATACATCACGCTCGGCGGGAACATAAGGATCCGGGCGCTCCGGGAGCTCGGACAAAAGGAAGTTGAAATCTCGATCGTCAGGCCAAAATCAGAAGCCGAAAAAATCAAGTATGCGCTCTCGGATAACGACCGAGTCGGATATTACGAAGAACAGGCGCTCGCAGAGCTTGTCTACCCCCATCTCGCCGAACTCAATCTTGACGATTTCAAGGTCGATATCGGCAAAGCCGTCGAACTCAAATTCATTATAGAGGATTTTGGGCCGGACTTCGACGAGAAGGCAAATCTCATTCCTGAAATTGACGACTCTCCGCCAGTGACAAAGTCTGGCGAGATTTTTGAGCTTGGCAGGCACAAGTTGATGTGCGGAGACAGCGGAAAATCATACGATATAGGCAGACTTCTTGCCGGCGCCAAGATCCATCTGGTCAACAACGATCCTCCCTATAACGTCAAGGTTGAACCCCGTTCTTCAAACGCCATCCTTGCGGCCAGAGCCGCCGGAGACATGAAGCATCATCAAGCATTTGACACGGCGAGACATGGACTTAAGAAGAGGGCCAAAGTCAAGATGCGGGCAAAGGATCGGCCGCTCTTCAACGATTATCTCTCGGACGGGGAATTCGAATCCCTTCTTCGGACCTGGTTCGGGAATATCGCCCAGGTCCTCGATCCCGGCAGGTCATTCTACATCTGGGGAGGATATGCAAACTGCGGCAATTATCCTCCAGCCCTCAAAGAAGCCGGTCTGTATTTTAGTCAGACGATCATCTGGGTTAAAGAACATCCGGTTCTCACACGCAAGGATTTCTTGGGAAATCACGAGTGGTGTTTCTATGGGTGGAAAGAAGGAGCCGCTCATAAGTTTTTCGGGCCGAATAACGTTACCGACGTCTGGTCTGTGAAAAAGGTTAATCCGGCCAGCATGGTGCATCTGACAGAAAAGCCGGTTGAGCTCGCAGAGCGGACGATCGAATATTCATCCAAGAAAGGTGAGAACGTACTCGACCTATTCGGTGGATCAGGATCAACGCTCATTGCAGCGGAAAAGACAGGCAGGAATTCATTTCTGATGGAGATAGACGCCAAGTATTGTGACGTCATTATAAAACGATATGCCGAATATATAGGTATTTCAGAGAAAAATATCAGGAAGACAAAGAAGTGAAGATCCCGGTTTATAAGCTTAAGCGATCCGCCAAGATAGGGGACATGAACCTCGAGCAGGTCGAGATTATCGCCAGCCTCGGCCTGATCGATGAAGAAATTGCCGTTATCCTGGGAATCAGCACCAGGACCTTGAATTACTGGAAAAAAGTCCCTCGGTTTTTGCAGGCCCTAAAAAGGGGAAAGCTCAAGGCCGATTTTCAGATTACGAAGAGCCTGTATGAGAAGGCCAGGAACGGAGACACCACGGCGATGATTTTCTGGCTGAAGAACCGGAGGCCGGACAAGTGGCGGGATAGGCATGACATCGAGTTCCCCGGGGGGCTTGTGATCAATGTGATCTCAGCGGTCCCCAGGCCGGAGAGGAAGGCATGATCGAAACGCAGGAGAGAACGGTCGACCTCACCCGGGTCTACGACCCGCGGCGGAACGAGAAGCAGCTCCTCTTTCACCGGTCCCCGGAGACCTACAAACTCTTCGGCGGGGCCATGGGCGGGGGGAAGACGGCCGCGCTGATAAACGAAGGGATCGCCCTGAGTTTCGACTACCCCGGCAATTTCGGCCTGTTCATGAGGAAGACCTGGCCGTCGTTCCGCGACACGGTCATGCCGCAATTCGAGAGATTCCTGGTCCGGGAGCTCATTGCCGACTGGAACCGATCGGACAAGATGATCATCCTCCGCAACGGCTCCAGGGTCCGCTACGGTGGCCTGGGAGACGATCCGGACGACTGGCAGAAGTTCATGTCGGGGGAGTACGGCTGGATCGCCTGGGACCAGGCCGAGGAGTTCACGGAGGAGGAGTTCAAGATGATGGCCACGCGGCTGCGGCTGCGGCTCGACGGGATCCGCTACTTCTTCCTCCTGAGCTGCAATCCGACCCAGGGCTGGATAAAGCCCCGCTTCATCGAAAAGCGGGAGCCGGACCACGTCTTCATCCCTTCGCTGCCGACGGACAACGCAGAGAACCTGCCGGCTGGCTATATCCCGCGGATGCGAGAGATCCTGGGGGATAAAAATTTGATCGAAGCGTACCTCGAGGGCAATTGGGACGCGGTGGGCGAACCCGACAATGTCTACGGCTACAAGAAGGTGGCCGCAGCCATGGCCAGGAAGGCGGAGCCCTCGGATCCGGTCGAGCTCGGGAACGACGTCGCGAGGGGCGGGGACGACGAGACCGTGATCGCCCTCCGGGAGGGGATGAGGGTCTCGATCGTCCATATTGCCAAGGGGCACGACACGATGAGGACGGCCGGCGAGAACTGGCGGATCGTCCGCGAGGAGATCCTCCCGCGCTGGGGGGAGAGGCTCAAGAAGCTCCGGATAAAGGTCGACGCGGACGGCCTGGGCGCGGGCGTCTTCGACAGGCTCAAGGAGCAGCGGAAGGAGAAGGAGGAGGAGCTCACCGCCCAGATCCTCGAGG